TTGTATAGAAAGGGTAATAAATCAATTCCTATGGTTGTTTGTTCAAAGCGTGTCCAATCAGGTGTGACAGGAGGGGATTGAACTTGCAACCATTGTTTTAATCCTCGTATACCCATTGTAATGTATTAATATATTTTACAATGTGTTTATGTGTTTATCAATTTTAATCTAGAGTGATTTATCACTCTAGATTAAAATTCCTTCCAATTTTAATCTAGAGTGATTTATCACTCTAGAATGTTTAATCAAAATTATAATTTATATTATTGGTGATATCACTATGAGTGATCCGTTGATACCCTAATTTGTTTACAAACACATAAAAACCTGGTTCTGATTGTAGCTTCGCCCAATACCGATCACAGCAATACACAACGGACGATTGCCCTTTTTTCATTTCATCCACTCCTGTTTGAAAACACTCTTGTATGGTTGTTGCTGTTTTACTGTTGAGAAGATACGCCGAACTAGTGGTGCAAGGTTGATACGATTGTGCTACTAAATCATCATGATGAACGATCTTACCATATTTGGAATATCCTAAGAAACAAATTTGATACTCATAACCTCGTTCAAAGAAAGTTTGCAACTGTGTTTGACACTTTTTTAAATTAGAATGAAACATAAAATCATCCTCCAACACCAAACAATGTTTATAATTATGTTTTATAAAATGAGTGGTGACATCCAAATGATTTTGTGTAGCTCCTATATAAGGACCTTCAGGTCCTTTTTTGGCTTTGTAATGATAGATGCGGTGTAAGGGTGCTTGCATACGACATAGTTCCACCAACATATGCATATACCGATCCTTCCGTGATTCCAGATTCAAAATATAAATCTGGTCTATTGGCTCCCAACATAAATGATATTCGATCTTGTCATGTTTTATTTGATGAAAATATAATGGATGACGATAACAAACATTGCTATACGGAAGACAATCGACTGTATGCGGATATTCACCGTATTGAATGACGATTTCATCTTCGGTTGGAACTCGGCTGGGATCAAAACTAGCTACAATCGTTTTCTTCAAGTGTGGAATTAAAAACGAAGAATTAAAGAGGGTATGTTCACTCACAGGATGAAATCGATACTTGGCTAACCATTTCTGACACTCTTGGTAATGATGCGTATAATAATTGGCAATATAAAACATTTCAATCAACGGATATTGCTTCTCCCAAGGGATTGTATCAAAGGGAAAGGTTTTGCTAATATAGGCTAAGAGAGTATGTTGATTCTGGCTATACAAGAATTGAACATGTTCAGATGTGATGTATTGTTTGTAACCGAACTCAGGAAGTGGATGATACACATTCCCTACAAAATCGGTATCAGATGTTTGTTCCACAGGGATTAAGGTGGGTGTTTCATCATAATAGGCTACAATATTGGTATGAAGAAGCATATTGTGTTTAATACGTGGATAGATCACTTCTTGTAAAAACTTCTCATCCGTGCCATATAAGGGAAGACCTGGTTGTTTCCATGCATCCCACATGGCTTGAATGTCCCAGTCTGAAACATGGATTCCAAACGTTCCTCCCATAATCCTTGTTTTATGATAATAATGATCGCGTATGACATGCGCTTGTTTCTTAGACTCTAGAAAGGCGTTGATGCAGGCAGCATCGCGCATTGTGACGCGACTATCGGCATCCCGCATGAAATATGTATAGTTTGCCTTCCAACATAATATACGAGACATCATGGGAATCTCTGTTGTAATAGGTTCCAATGTTGTATTGGGAAAGGATCGATACTGTGTGAGATAGGTCTCTGGTACATCCGTTGCATAATGAATCACAGTATGAAAGCTTGGAAATAAGGTTTGAATCAATTTTAGATTTTCTATAAGTCCTTGGGTATATTTTGCATTTGTACCATAGATACAAAAACAAAAGATGTTCATTTTATTATTTGTGGATAGATGGATTTGTCATACGTAACGTAAGAGGAGAAGGTTTCACATGTTTTGCACGATCTCGTAACCGTTGAATCCCTTTTCCTGCTAATTCACAAATCTCCAATTGATTCACTTCATTTCCTAACAAGAGAAGAAGATCCATATGACGGGCAAGCGCTGCTTTGAGTACATAATAGGCAAACACATTAGTTGTTTCCTTCCAAACTCCTTTATAACGGGCTAATACATGAATCGCTTGCTGATCTTGCCAATAACGTTGCTGTTTCCAGGTACGACCGGTACTATCCTCGGGGGGTGCATACCACAAACACCACAACCATTCTGCAAAGAGTTCGGTCCAGGCTTCAAACAAGGTTGGCATGAGTTTAGAAGAACGGGGAAGATCCCAACAAGGTTGAACAGGGAAGTTAGCCCAATCCCATTCGAATGCATGAATACATTCATGCAGCATAACACGATCCCACTCTTCGGATCGATAGACATATACTTTATGAATCCCTGGCACTGCAAATCCACCATTTACATTTTCAGGACCCAATGGCTCGTCTGTTTCTGCATCCCGTGGATCATGTCTCCAAAACAAATACACTTGAAATCCACTGGGGGCTCCTAACCATGTCAACATCTGAATCGCTTGTTGTGGAACTATTATTGGCGGATCACCCCAAACTAAAATAGTATATCCATGTCCATCGTAGGCATGTGCGGGTAAACTAGAAAGAGCTGTTAAAACAGCTCCCCCATCCCAATCGTTACGACTTGCTTCCTTTGCTACGTCCATCTCGCTTGGATGTAAGCGGCGTGGATGCAGGATGGATGGTAAGGGTGGGGGACGGCATCGTTCTTTCCACAGATTCCACATTCCTTATAATGGAAGATGTTTTTCGTGATGTTCGTAAAGCTTCAAATAATTCTAAAAATGCTGATTCTAAGGCTAACGGAGTTCGATAGGATGTATGAGGTTCTGACGCAGCTAATACTTGCATTCCTTTCCAAAACTGATCGGGTTCTAATAACAGTTGATTACGCACTAAGGCAGCTGCTACAGAATCAATGATATCAGGACCATTTTGACAGAAGGCTAATACATCATACACACGTGCTCGTATCCATAACACAATTGAAATCGACCCCTCTTTTTTTGTATTGGCTCCCTGTATAATTGCTTCCACAAGTTCATCATAATAATCAGAAATACGACGTGGAAAACTAGTGCATCCATACATATTCATTTTCTTAACACGTTCAATACGCCCTTCCAAATGTTCATAGGCTTCCTTTGTTTGAAAGAATGGATCTACAGTGGAGACCCAGGTAGAGAAGGTGATCCGTGGAATACGAACACGTACAAAGGCATCTTCTAAGATAGATAAGGATCCGCTCATTTCTCGTGCAGTCATCCATACCATTCCTGTTCCATTTGCAGGAAGAACATATTGTTGTAAAATGGCACGTACTCGAATCGCTGCAGGTAAGGATAGTGCATGAGCTCGTCTTAAAATGACTAATTTTCTACCCCCTAGTTTCATACTATTAAGAACATCTCCTGCATTAAAAAAAATTGTTAATAGTTCTCCCATAATTTGTTTATCTTGCATACTCAAATTTGGAATATCAATTTCAAAATGATGAGGACTGGCAGTCACATAGACGGTGTAATCATCTGCTACAGTAAACACACGCGTTTCAAAGGTAAGTGGACATTTATATGCTTCTTCAATCAAGGCACGCGCCTTTTGTAGTTTTCCACTTCCTGGCGGTCCTACAAAGACCCACGGAATTGATAAAGATGCCATTACATCTCTTTTCATTGAATAAGTTTAAGTATTACTAAATATAAGGGAGCTTACTCCTACATTATAAAGAGTTGCTGGAAGCGCAAATAAAAAAGTAAAGATCAATGCCAAATGAATAATATTATTTTTTAGATTTGAATTCCATACATAGAGTAATAGAAGAAGAATAATTGATAGCAAAAGATTAATTCCAAGAATTGCATATAAAATAGTTTGAGTCTGTGGATATTGTGGATTTATATAGTTTGAAATGACTCCCCATCCCATAACACCTCCTACAATGAGTATAATCCCTAATATGGGAGATACTGTATTAAACGTTAGATCAATATCACTCATTCTATTAGAGTTATACTAAAAATTATTAGTAAAATCATTTAATACAAAGGAATTAATGGTTCCTGATGTTAAAAAGAAGAATGGAATCAGAAGAAGATTCACAAACAGAAGTAAGGAAAGGCGGCGATCTGGACTTCTAAATATATACAGTAAAGCAAACATAATTAATGGAATAGTAACTATAGAACTAGCTAATGCTAAAAAAGATGGTTGCAGCGGATCAAGACCGGATGCTCCGTGGAGACGTGCTTGTAATTGCCAAGGATTTGCAAACAATGTACACAAAGAAAGAACGATTAAAAGGGTGTCAAAAAGTAGAATATATAGTGGAGCATAGACAGGAAAGGCTGAGAAAAAATAGACCATCATTCCATACATTAATAAACTTGCACCAAAGACATAACTTAATATAAGAGATGATGTTGTTCCATACAGCGGATTAAATACGGGTGATTTTGTTGTAGTTAAAATATAAGAAATAACTCCTATAATTCCAGCAAATAATAGTGATACTACATAGAGTGTTGATACTCCCATTCTAATTATACTACAGAATTATCCTGTCAAAAATGATGTAATGGAATTAGATGCATTTGTAGCATAAACGGACATGTCCAAAGGTACAGTTAGGATTACATACATGAAGGTAATAATTAAAATAATTAAAATGATCGGTATGAACATACTTCTGAAATAGGTGTCTTTAAACTCAGAATTACTCATTCTATTCTATTCTAAGCACTATATAAGAGTATGCCAAAAGCATCCCAATGTGCTCCCGCCCTTCATAAACAACCTGGTGAATCATGTTTATCAGAAGCTGCACACAAACGAATTGATACAGCCTATCGAAAAACCCGAAAACGGATCCGAGCAGGAGGAGGAAAGAAAACCGAATATAAGTGGGTAAAGCAAGCGCCGATTGATTTATCCGAAAAGAAAGAGCTTTTACGATTCTTTCGTCCTGCTATGCCAGTTGCATGGAAGAAGAATCCGCGAGAATGGTTAGATTCATTTAACATTGAAGATGTACTGAATCAGTATGAAGAGGCGCATCCAGAGTTTGAATTTATTGGACCTGTTCCCATTGATTTTGCAAAGGATCTAGGATATGGAAAATGCGTTGTGGATGAACTATGTAAGCTTAATCTTGCAAATGCCTATGCTAAAGGAACTCGAAAGATTGGAATTGTATTTAATCTAGATGAACATGATCAACCCGGATCCCATTGGATGTGTGCGTATATTGATGTTCCGGGGATGAATCATGCAGGTGCCATGTATTACTTTGATTCCTATGGAATGCGTCCACCCACTCGCATTGCTAATTTTATGAAGGAATGTGGTCGTCAAGGATGTACCACCCTCTTATATAATGATATCCGCTTCCAACGAAAAGAATCCGAATGTGGTATGTATTGTCTCTATTGTATTTTATGTCTATTAAAGGGAAAATCCTTTGTGGAAGTGTGCGAAAATGTAATTGATGATGATACCATGATTAAATTTCGAGACATGTTATTTTCAAGTGAAAGTTCCACGGAAGTGATCAAGAATGTGTGCGTGTAAGAGATCTATCTTTTTCAGACAGAAGGAATAGAATGAGCAATTCCGGTTCTGACTTTCTAAGTAATGCCAATTATGGTCGTGTGGTTGGATTTCTTCGACAGCATTACGCTCGTCAAACAGGAGTCACTGCCATTAATGAGAAAACAGATACACGCTTGCAGAAAACGGTTCAACATTATATGAATGAGGTGGCACGTGCCCAAGGAACCTCCAAACCGTTGACAGGATTGAATCAAGAAGTGGTTCGAGAGACCACTACCAGTATGGATGGTTGGATTAAGAAGAATGAGGTAGTTCCATCAGGAATGGCACAAAAACGAGGCGGACTTCGTACATCGCAAGAAGCAGTCATTGCTGCTGCAGCTGCCAGTAAATCTCTTCCTGAATTTGCGGAACGAGCGGATGTAAATCGCATTTTTGATACCATGGAACATCGATTTAATACATTGGCAGCAGATCGTGCTGCGATTGCAACTCCTTCCTTTAGTCTTCCCCAGGATACATTGGAAATTGCAGAAGATCCCGTTTCATTAATGCAAAAGATTCAAAAACAGCGAGAAGAGGAAGCTGCAGCCTTAGGAATTACAACTCCTCCTGTGGCAGTTCCTCCTAAATTAGTGATTCGTGAAGAACCTCCACCTGCTGTTGTGGATCCCATTGTTCCTCCCCAGCCGACTCCGCCTCCTCCCAGTCTTGGACTTCGTCAACAAGATTATATTATTCCTCAAGAGCCAGTTGTAAAATATATTGAAAAAGAGACCAATATCTTTCTCAGTTCCTTGGATCGTGATTGGAGCCGTAATAATGGAGAGAATCGTTACAATTTTTCCATCAAGTTTAATCCAGGCAACACTCGTTCTGGATACGGATTGAGTCCTGCCATTCATCAACGATTTCGTAACATTGTCCGCATTGAATTTGTGAAAACAATTGTTCCAACGGAAGGATTGGATGCAGTCGTTCGTAACACCGGTACCTCTGGAGCTCCTACCTATGATACAACTCGCATTTACAATGTATTCTCCTTCCCCTATATTGCTATTCGAATTGCTGAACTCAATACAAATGGATTCAGTACCAATCCCGATCAAGACAATAACACCTTTGCAATGATTCACTATGATTCAACTTGGATGGCAGATAATAACTCAAATAATACAAATCGATCTGCGTATACCAGTATGATCCCTAAATTTTTGAAATGTCAGCGCGTATATGAACCCACTCCTCTTGGATCTCTTCAAAAACTATCGATCCGCTTGGAACGCCCCTCCATGGACCTCATTTCCCCCTCCAACGATGCCTTTGATCTATCCGGTGTCTTTTTGAGTGCCAATGTTCCTGCTGGAATTACCAATAATAGTGTTTATAATGTTTCTGGAAATAACTATATCTTTCTTCAAACAAGTACCTATTTTCTCCAATCTTCCTTTGGAGAAGATGATCGTATCTATATTCAAAATGTAGTCGCAACAGGGGCTGATGCTGCAAATGATTTTACAACCTTTATGAATCAATCATTCGGTCATCTTGTTGTTGGAATTGCTTCCAATACCAGTGGAACTATAACAGACGGAGCTAATGCACAGGGATATGCCAACTATGTGATCATAAGATCCCGATTTATGGATCCCACTACTGGTTCGGTGGCACGAGATCCCTTTGGTGGTGCTGCCAATGATACGGCTCTTGGCAATACATTAAAAGCACTTGCACAAACTGATGCCCGTATTATTAATGCAAATAGACAGGTGCACATGGTCTTTCGTATCATCACGCGTGAGATGGATTCCGCCTCCAATATCCGTCCCGATAATGTGATGTAAGAGTAGGGATATGCAAGCGCATATAATTATTGTAGTCATCGTATTAGCTATTTTAGCTGTTACGCTAGCTATTACTATACCAATCGCACAACATCGATATGAAGAAAATACATGGTATGGATCTACAGAACAGACGGAAAGTTTTAATACTCAATATAATTCATTAGCCGCAACACAAACAGTTAAATCTATCAATCGTATTATTCCTGTAAATGATCCGATGGGTTCTGGTACAAATGCTCAATTACAAGCTGCTATGGGTACACCCACTCTTATGAATGGTGGTGGTAGTATTACAAATACAGTGATTCAAGTAGTTCCTACGTCTGCAGCAGTTCCTGCTCGAAATACAGTTGCAGCACAAGCAGCTATTTGCGAAAAGCAAAGCGGTGTTGGAACCTGTGCCATGTTGGCTGATCCTACCTTTGCAACCAACTGCGGTGTATGTATCAAGGAAGGTAGTAAATCAACGGATACGACTCCCGGTAAGTGGGTAGGAGGATTATACATTGATGCAGATGATCGTAAAACAGTATCCGTCATGAAAACAGATCCTCAACCAACAGCAGGTGCTTGCCCGCCAGGATATTTCTTTCTTGATCGTGCCTCCTGTGAAAAAGGTGTGAATCGTATGCAATGTTCTGATGCTGGTATTGCAGGAGGATGGAGTGGACCCTCTGCTACCATTGTGGATGCCAAATGTGCACAAGCAACTCCTAGTGATCGCTTCGTCTATGATTCTAAGAATCGATCTTTTTTAATCAATCTTCGATGTGTTGTACCAAGTGGAACTGGAACAACAACCATTGTTCTCTATCGTGTAGGATCCAATGGATCTCGTGGAAAACAGATTGGAGGTGCAGAAGTGAATAGTGTAAAAGAAGTCTTATTAACAAGTTGGGAACCTGTAATCGAAGGAGATTCATTAGAGTTACAGGTAATACAAGAGTTTGCCACACATACCAAAGGGCAATCAGAAGTGTATGCGATTGGTCGTCCTGGCTATAGCTTTACTCAAAAT